CTGCACATCATTATCTAAATCCATGTGTAGATCAACAAGAGTTTCTTGATGATTTGGCTAGAATCAAAAATCTTCGCAGACTCTTTGGGCGTTATGAGAAACACGGTGAGCTTAAGGAAAGATTGATACTAAATCATTTGATGGTTCTATACAATGTGTTTGAGCATAAAGCTCTCACGCGAATGTTAGTGTTCAAGTTGTATGACTATCTACATATACTGAAACCGTTTCTGATGTTGCTAAACTATCTGCCAGAAGTTGTAGATAACATTGGACCAGATTCTGAAAATGTAAGAACCACTGATATTGTTATGGATATGCGGATTGTTGACGTTCTAAGGAAAATCTAATGCTCAACGAAGTATCTCCAGAACTTGTAGGTAAAGTCAACAAGGCTCGTTTGCTCAAGCCTGCTAAGAGCGCAGCTGCGCGTAAGACGCTCGACAAAGCAGTAAAGAAGGCTTGGCTTAAGAGTAAGGTCGGAACTATCAAAGAAGCAGTAAAAGCTGCTGGTAGACACGACAAGGGTCCGTTTGCTATTGCAACTAAAACTCGCGGTGGTGGTCTAAGAAGAGTTCCAGATACTCGTTTCGATACATGGGATAGCGCCAACAAGTATGGTCTGCAATACCATACAGATCGTTATGGCGCACAGATGTTCACAGTTATCCAGCATCCAGACGCAAAGAAAAGAATTCATGAGGATCTTGGTGGTGGACCAGGCGGACCAACAACCGGCGGAATCGCAAATGTAGCGGGTGATGCTACTAGCACCGCAAACGTTCACTGGAGTAAGCGTCAACCAAACATCGGACCAAAGGGACCTAAAAAGAAATACGGTCAGCCAATGATGTTCAAAGCAATCGTGCGCCGTATGACAGGAGAACAAACAGTATTTTATAAAGCACTTGGAAAGCGCGTCAAAGCAGTAAGTCGCACAAGTGCAATGGGAGGTGGTAGTGATGGATCAGGTGGAAACGGAAGCGAAAGTGTTCAACGCGAACACGCAAATGGAACTGCTACGTCAAATAGTGGATTCAAAGAACACATCGTCAAAGCCGATGGAGGTTATAGACTCGTCTCCAAAAAGACAGGAAAAAATCTCGGAACGTATCCTACGAGGGCGGGCGCAGAAAGAAGAGAACGCCAAGTCCAATACTTCAAACACAAGGGGTAAGAAAATGGGATTGGGTATTAAGATAGCGATTGCCGCCATTTTGTTTTCTGTTATTTCCGGTGGATATTTCTACATCGAAGCCCTTCAGGGTAAGCTAGAAGCAGCCAAAGAAGTTCAGATCCGTATGGAAGGTGTGATCACTCAGCAGAAGATGGTCATGGAACAGCAACAGGCTGACATGAAAAAGATGCAGACCATCAACGCAGAGATCGCTGAAAAGGCACAGCAGGCTCAGAATGATGTTAACGCACTAAGTCGTAAGTTCCAGCAGCGCGATCTTGCTATGATGGCTGCTAAGAAACCAACAGAAGTCGAGACTCGTGCTAATCGCGGAACAAAGGACGCTCTGCGTTGCAACGAGATCGTAACAGGTTCGCCTCTAACTCCAGACGAATTGAATGGTAAAGTGCGTAACAACATTTGCCAGGATGTAATTAGTTCAAAGATTCCTAAGAAGGAGGCTGCGAAGTGAAGAAAGTTTTTATTGCTTCATGCTGCGCTTTGCTCTTGACAGCTTGCACAGAAACGACTAAAGTATTAGATAAACCAGTTCTTGTTGAAAGGGCTGAGCTTATCGTTCCTCCAGTCCAACCAGTCATGCAAGCCGACATGAATTGGACTGTTATCACCCCAGAGAACTACGCGGCAAAGGCTGAAGAGCTTTCTACCAAAGGTAACGTAGTTCTGTTCGCTCTAACTCCACAGGGCTATCAGAATCTTAGTATGAACGTGGCTGAACTGCGTAAGTATATTCAGCAGCAGAATGCTGTGATCGCAGCCTATCAGGAATACTACAAGAACGAACAAAAACCTACACCGGAGAGTAAATAAGTCTTGACAACGTTCCTTGAGCTTATTATAATGAATCTATGTCTATTGTCATTGACCATAAGTATGCACAAATGATCTCGCACAAACTTCTGCTGTTCAAGCGGAAGTCTGAGCGAGTTTATAATTTCCGCTGTCCTTTCTGTGGCGACTCACAGAAGAACAAATTGAAGGCGAGAGGCTACCTGTTTGAGAAATCAGGTGGACTCATTTACAAGTGTCATAATTGCGATGTCGGTACTAATCTTGGTAAACTTGTTGAGCTCGTTGATCCTGGTCTGGCCAAAGCGTACCGACTAGAATCTTACAAAGATCGCGTAACAGCCAACACTGAAGTCGATACGTTCGTCATTCCTAAGACAGTGACGGAACGTCCGCCTATTATTCTAGATGAGATGCTTCCGCGTCTCGATCAACTTCCTTCACATCATCGCGCAGTAGAATATGCAAAAGCACGTAACATTCCAAAAGAACGTTGGAATGATCTCTACTATGCGCGCGACTTCAAGCAGCTTGAAACGCTGAATCCAGCCTACGAGGGGCGTCTGGCATCAGACGAACGGCTCGTGATTCCGTTTCGTCGCGAGGATGGGTTACTCACTGGCGTTACAGGTCGCGCTATGGGTAACTCATCCTTGCGTTACGTTACAATCAGAATTACTGATGATCCTTTGATCTACGGACTCGATCGTGTGGCTAGAGGGAAAACTATATACGTCGTGGAGGGTCCTATCGACAGTATGTTCCTTGATAACGCTATCGCAGCGGGAGGAACAGACTTTCAGCGTGCGCTCTATAATCTAACGGGAGAGAACGTCGTGCTTGTGTTCGATAATCAACCCCGTAACAAACAAGTTGTTAAGCGAGTAGAATCATTTGTTCAACGTGGATATACTATGGTTGTGTGGAATGCTAACTGGAATTACAAAGACATCAATGACGCTATTTTGTCAGGACTTAGTAGTTCACAGATTGAGCATATACTAAATAAATCCACGTTTAAGGGACTCGCTCTTAAGCTGGCAATCCGAGATTGGAAAAAGTGTTGACACAGGCGCAATGTCTGTGACAGGTATTATTTTGTCCGAAGATAAGAAGAAACGGAGTTACAATGTCAAATTCTCTACCGACCCTCTACCAACAGTTCATTCATCTTTCACGTTATTCAAGATTTTTATGGGATCAGGGTCGTAGAGAAAGTTGGCAAGAAACTATCGGACGTTTCTTCGACTTCTTCGAAGGACATCTGAAGGAACAGCACAACTACGATATCAAGGAGTATCGTAAGGAACTCGAAGAGGCAGTTCTGTCGCAGAAAGTCATGCCTTCTATGCGTTGCGTTATGACTGCTGGTGAAGCACTCAAGCGCGAAAATGTCGCGGCTTATAATTGCTCATATGTTGCTGTCAATAGCCCACGTTCGTTTGATGAAATTCTATACATCCTTATGAATGGAACCGGCGTAGGTTTCTCGGTAGAATCAAAAGACGTAGAACAGCTTCCAGTTATCGCAGAAGATTTCCATCCCTCAGACACAACTATCATGGTCGCCGACTCTAAGCTCGGTTGGGCTAAAGCTCTCAAAGAACTTATCCATCTCCTTTACTCCGGTCAGATTCCTCGCTGGGATCTCAGCAAGATCCGTCCAGCAGGCGCACCACTTAAGACGTTTGGTGGACGTGCATCTGGTCCAGAACCGCTAGAAGCTCTTTTCAAGTTCTGCGTCGATACTTTCAAGAAAGCCGCTGGTCGTCGTCTAAACACATTGGAGTGTCATGACATTGTATGTAAGATCGCAGATATCGTAGTCGTTGGTGGCGTTCGTCGCTCTGCTCTTATCTCGCTTTCTGATCTGAACGATGATCGTATGCGCACAGCTAAGTCTGGTCAGTGGTGGCTTGACGAATCGCAGCGCGCACTTGCTAACAACTCAGCGATCTATAAAGAAAAGCCTGATATGGGTCTGTTCATGGAAGAGTGGAAATCACTCTATGAATCAAAGTCTGGCGAACGTGGTATTTTCAATCGCGCGAGCGCGAAGGCTACTGTAGCAAAGCATGGTCGTCGTGATCCTAACTACGATTTCGGAACTAATCCATGTTCAGAAATTATTCTACGCGACAAAGAGTTCTGTAATCTATCAGAAGTTGTTGTTCGCGAAACAGACACGATGGAAACTCTGAAGGAAAAAGTCTACTGGGCTACTATCCTTGGAACATGGCAGTCAACTCTGACTAACTTTAAGTATCTGTCGTCATCATGGAAAAAGAATTGCGAAGAAGAACGTCTACTTGGCGTTTCAATGACAGGAATTATGGATAATGACCTTACAAACGGAAAAACTCCAGGGCTCGCAGACAGACTCGAACAACTGCGTAGAATCGCAGTTGAAACAAATAAGAAGTTCGCCAAGGATATGGGGATCCCACAGTCTGCTGCTGTCACTTGTGTTAAGCCCTCTGGTACTGTTAGCCAGCTTACTGATGCTGCTTCTGGTATTCATGCACGCCACAATCCATACTATATTAGAACTGTTCGCGCGGATAAGAAAGACCCACTCGCACAACTCATGATCGACGCTGGTGTTCCAGTCGAAGATTGCGTGATGCGTCCGAATAATGTCTATGTGTTCTCGTTCCCAATGAAAGCTCCAGAGAACGCAGTGTTCCGTCAGGATATGTCTGCTATCGAACAGCTCGAACTCTGGGTCACTTATCAGGATCACTGGTGTGAACACAAACCATCGGTCACTATCTCCGTCAAGGAACACGAGTGGCTCGACGTTGGTGCATGGGTCTATAATCACTTCGACAAGATGTCTGGTGTTTCGTTCCTTCCATTCTCTGAGCATGTTTACAAACAAGCTCCTTACCAGGATTGCTCGAAGGAAGAATACGAAGCATTCGCAGCTAAGATGCCTAAATTCATTGACTGGAATAAGCTGAAAGACTACGAAAAGACGGACACGACAACCGGAGCACAAGAACTTGCTTGTGTCGCTGGTGGATGCGAGATCTAAGCGATGCCAGACAAAGAACTAACCTGCCCCTGTGGGGAACATGATTATGTTGTTTGCTATGAGCGTCGTGGTAAAAAAGAAGCTCCTTCATTCTGTCCCTTCTGTGGGGCAGACGGAGCTTCCGAAGGTATAGAACTTGAGGAAGATGAGGATGATGAATGATTCACTGACTAGCATCAATGAGCGTTACAATCTAATACTCGACAAGATTGATGCTATTCGTGCTAATATCCATTTGATCACAGCAGAAGAACTTGAGTTCGCTATGAAAGAAATGGAAAAGTATGAAAACATTCTGAAACAACTTGAAGATCTGTATCCTGAGGAGGTTTCAGGTCGCCCTATATAAAGTATGGCGAGTTATGAAAATCCTTGGACATTCGACGGAAAAGAGTTTGAGAGTGAAGATATCGGCGACTCCTACGGCTTTGTATATGTCATCACGACACCGGAAGGCCAGAAGTATATTGGACGTAAATACTTCTGGTCTATCCGTAAAGCCCGTGGAAAGAGTCGCCGCCAGCGATCCGAATCCGACTGGAAAACATACTATGGATCCAGTGAGCTACTCAAAGCTAAGATCAAAGATTCTGACAAATCCCTCTTCAGGCGAGAAATAATTTCTTTACACAGCACCAAAGGTCGTGTAAACTATGAAGAAGTGAAAGAGCAATTCGCTCATGGCGTTCTAGAGAACGACAATTACATCAACGACAATATCAATGGGAAGTGGCATCGTGGACCAGAACACATCAGAAGTAAATCAAGATTCTCTACCCTCGCATCTAGGCGGGCATCTCAACAAGACGCATAATGATAGAGGGACCTTGACATTTCTTGTCAATGAGTATAATATAAAGTCATTCCTTGATATCGGATGCGGTCCAGGCGGAATGGTCCAACTGGCTAAGTGGCGTGGGCTTGATGCGATGGGAATCGACGGCGACTGGGAAGTTCGTAAGGAACAAGATGCGAAAGTTCTTATTCACGACTACACAACTGGTCCTGCGCCGCTTGAACAGGCTTCACTTCGCACAGAGTTTGATCTTGGTTGGTCTGTAGAGTTTCTTGAACACGTCGAAGAAAAGTATCTAGAAAACTATATGCAGGACTTCGCTCGTTGTAAGTATGTTGTTTGCACTGCTGCTGGTCCTGGTGCTCCAGGTCATCATCATGTGAACTGTCAGCCAGAATCATATTGGCACGAAGTGTTTAATAAGTATGGTTTCGATTATGATGATGAAGTGACACAACGTATCCGCACACAAGAATCAACTATGCAAAAGCCGTTCATGCAACGCACAGGTATGTTCTTTAAGAGGAGACACTAATGCAAACAGAACTAGATCGTTATTTCTCAACAGCAGAAGCTCAGGCATACGACGAAGGTCTGCGTAGTTTCATGTTGCAGGTCTATAACTATATGACGGTCGCACTCGCACTCAGCGGCGCAACTGCTCTTGGTGTTTATATGGTTCCTGCCATCAGCGCAGCTATCTGGGGAACAGGGCTCAAGTGGGTTGTTGTGTTCCTGCCGCTAGTTCTTTCACTTGGATTTGCTTTCCTATTTGACAAGATGAGTTTGCAGCAGACTAAGATTGCGCTGCTTGTGTTTGCTGTCGCGATGGGCTTGTCGCTCTCGTCAATCTTCCTGATCTACAAGATGGGTAGTATCGCGCAGGTATTCTTTATTTCTGCGGCTACGTTTGGTGGCGCATCGCTCTATGGCTACACTACCAAAAAGGACTTGACAACCTTCGGTTCATTCCTTATGATGGGTGCTATTGGGCTTGTAATCGCTGGACTTGTGAACCTGTTTCTACAGAGTTCTATTCTTGCCTTTGCGATTAGCTGTATAGCAGTTCTTGTCTTTACTGGTCTGACAGCTTACGACACGCAGAATCTAAAAACTACATACGACTACACTTCTGGTGAAGAACGCGAAAAGGCTGGTGTCTATGGTGCGCTTCAGCTTTATCTCGACTTCATCAATATCTTTGTGAGCTTGCTCCAACTTCTCGGAGACAAAAAGAATGATTGATCCTATTCGTATTTTCATCGGAACATCAGCAAACAATGAAGATGCCGATGCTGAAATGGTGCTTGAATATACACTCCGTAAAAATGCAACTCTTCCGCTCGATATTCGATGGATGCGTCAGAACAGGGATGGAACTGGTTCAATCTGGGGTGGTTGGCAGACTCAACGCTGGTCGACGCCTTTTAGTGGATTCCGTTGGGCGATTCCAGAGGCGTGTGGATTCACTGGTCGCGCCATTTACATGGATGTGGACATGCTTAATCTGCGTGATATTGCGGAACTGTATAGCATTGATCTTCAAGGTAAGCCTCTTGCTGCTCGCCGTGGTAAGCGTTTTGGAGGTCATGAGTTTTGTGTTATCGTTATGGACTGCGAAAAGCTAGGCGATATGCTTATGCCAGTTTCGCGCATGAAAACTAATCCAGATGCCCATCATCGCTACATTGCTCAGTTCACAGGTAACGATAATCTAGTGGCAGAAATGGATCCTCGTTGGAATTGTCATGACGGCGACGGAAGAAGTCTTGACGACATCTATCATTTACACTATACTGAAATGAGTACCCAACCTTGGCAACCGGCTTGGTTCACTGGCGAGAAACGTGAACATCCACGTCAGGATCTAGTAAAGCTCTGGCAAGATACACGAGCTGAAGCAGTTCTTAATGGATGGCATCCTAATCTTGTGAACGAAACATTCGGTGAATACTCTATCATTGGACGATAAATGAAACTCTTTGCATCATGTGACTCTGGTTATCTTCGCGCGCACGCGCCCGCGCTCGTAGCTTCTGCTGCTTGTGCGGAAACCTCACTTCATCTTCATGTGATTGAACCACAAGATGATGACTTGGATTTCTTGGATCATCTCTCGTCGAGATACCACAAAATCGCTGGATGGCCACAGAGCGACTTCACGCATTCAACTGCTCCTATGTGGATGAGATATCCAGCAGTTCGTGATGATACGATGCGAACGATATATGCTACAGATCGTTTCCTTTCTGTTATGACTCAGATGATTGCACGACCTGATCAGTATCTCATTATCGACACTGACTGTCTCATCATGAAGCCTATCACAGAAAGCGACTTGCATGGTGACGTTGGTTTGTTCCTTCGTGAACCGTTGCCAGGAACTGTTGGATGGGAAGCACAAGGTACTCGTTGCGCAGCTGGTGCAGTTTACTATTCGTCTCGTGCGATGGACTTTGCTCAAGAAGTTGCAGCTCGTATTCGTAAAGGTCCGATCGCTTGGTTCCTAGATCAAGTTGCGATCAGTGAAACATACGAGAACATGAAAGATCGTTATAACTATCAATACTTCGATGCGAACTTTATGGATTGGGAGTTCAAGGAAGGAACGACGATCTGGACTGGTAAGGGTCCGCGCAAGTATGACAATCCAACTTATCTTACAAAGAAAAACCACTTCGACAGGATGATTCGTTGAAAGTAGCTATTCTATTCCCACGCCTTGACGTTACATTCAAGGAAGGACCAGTTCCTGAAGCTCGCGGAGCAATCCCACCTATTCGTGTTCACTGGCAGCGTATGGGTGATCGTTTGCTTACTGCGCATAGAGTCAAGGGTGATACCGTTGACTTTATTGAAAAGCCACTCTGGCAGTTTACTCCAGAGTTCGTAGAGTCGCTTGATGCAGATATCGTTTACATTCCGCATAAGTCGACGGATACGTTCCCAGTCTTTAATAAGGAAGTCCGTTATTATATGCAATCAGTGTTCCCGTGGCAGTTCTACATCGACTCTAAGGGATTTGCTGGCGGCGCTTCGTTCTATCCGCTTACGATTGATCGCGAGCGTGAGATTCCTGCGGGAAGTTTCTACTCTCAGATGCAAGCTCGAGCAGCTCTTGGGGAAAGTAAGTTTGAACAGCCGCCTAGTCAGAAACTGAATCTACCTGATGAGTTTTTCTTCTTTCCGTGTCAGATACCACACGATGAAACGATCAAATATCACTCAGATGTATCAGTTTTAGATGCTCTTGTTGCTACCTGTAGAGCCACCGAAAGACTAAATAAGATACTAATCGTAAAAGGCCATCCCGTGAATCCTGGTAGTATGGCCCCGCTGTATCAAGCAGCAACCCAGTTTAAGAATGTTATCTGGGTAAACGACATTTCCATCCACGACCTAATCCCCCATGCAAAAGCTGTAATCGTTGTTAATTCGGGAACGGGTATGGAAACAATGCTACATAAGACACCGATTGTTACATTCGGTAGATGTGAGTATGATTGTGTGAGTAATAAAGCTACGACTGATAACATCGTCGATATCCTACAGGATCCTAAGTTCGACGAGAAAGCTGTACGAGCGTTTTTCGAGTCATGGTATGAAATTACCTACGACACAAGAAGCAGTAAATCTTTCGAACGACTTTAGGAGAATGAAATGGCATATTGGGGTTATCACTTAATTCTTGATTGCGCAGAACTTGATGGTCGCGCGATCACCGACTACGATACGATTTATCGTTTCACGAAGCAGCTAGTCGCAGACATCGACATGGTTGCTTACGGCGAACCCCAGATCGTAAACTTTGGATCTGGTAACAAGGCTGGATATACTCTTGTTCAGCTGATTGAAACGTCAAACATCTGCGCTCACTTTGTGCCAGATGACGGTATGGGTGGCAACGCAATGTATCTTGACGTTTTCTCTTGTAAGGAGTATGATGATCAGGTTGTTATCAATCTGGTTAAGCAATACTTTGGCGCTAAGTATGTGCGCCCGAACTATCTAACTCGACAAGCCTAATAGGAGTGAATAGTGATTATGTCAGCTGATGATTTTGACGATTACGATAATTGGGAAGTTAAGCAACACGCTCGCGTGAGCAAGAAGAGGATCGGTTCAATTGTTCCTGCTGTTTCGTTTAAGATCCGCGTTCGCGACGACAGTATCGAGGGACCCAATCCTTATCGTTGGGATGATCTGACTTCTTATCAGATCTTCGGCGGTAAGCGTGTGATTGTGTTCTCGCTTCCTGGCGCGTTTACGCCAACCTGTTCGACGATGCAGCTGCCTGGATTCGAAACGATGTATGACGAGTTCAAGCAGAAGCACAGCATCGACGAAATCTATTGTTTGTCTGTGAATGATGCGTTCACGATGAATGCTTGGGCTAAAGCTCAGGGAATCAAGAACGTAAAGGTTATTCCAGACGGCAATCTTGAGTTCACGCAGAAGATGCGTATGAGCGTAGACAAGAGTAATCTTGGCTTTGGTGATCGTAGCTGGCGTTATGCTATGATTGTCAACGATGGAAAAGTTGAAGCTTGGTTCGAAGAGCCTGGATTCAGCAACAACTGCGAGACTGATCCTTATGGTGAAACGTCTCCAGAAAATATCATGAACTGGCTTGACAGTCAGGGTAGTTGATAGTATAATGAAAAATAGGAATTGCGGGTATAACTCAGGGGTAGAGTGTCAGCCTTCCAAGCTGTTCGTCGCAGGTTCGAATCCTGTTGCCCGCTCCAAACTTCACGAATGGTGGGAAATCATCGTGGCCATAGCCATCTGTAATTGGATGGCATTGACTGCAGGCATCGTCCTGTTACTGTATAATGTGCTAACCAACTAAGGAGTAAAAATGAAAAATACACTTACAGCTCTGGCGCTTCTTGCCTCGACCAGCCTCGCTGGTGCGGTAGATCTGCCATCTGGAAAGGCTCAACCACAAGCACCAGCAAATTATGTTAAGGTGTGTGATGCTTATGGTTCTGGCTTTTTCTATATTCCTGGAACTGATTCATGCTTGCGTGTTGGCGGTATGGTTCGACAGGATTTTGCTTATGTCCCTGCGGGTGACACATATAAGGTAACAGCTGGTGCTCGTGCTATCAACACATACGGCGCTGGTCAGAATACAACGGGATGGGAAACTCGTGGTCGTATTGATCTCGATGCTCGCACTCCAACCGACTTCGGCACTGTAAGAACTGCTGCTGGTATTCGTTTCTCGCGTTCATCAGGCACTCTTGCTGACGTAGCAAATCCATCAGGTGCTTCGCAGTCTGCAACGACTACGACTCCTATCATGGAATATGCTTACATCCAGTTCGCTGGTATCACTGCTGGTGCTGCACGAGACAACTTCTCGTTCATGCCTTCAGCTGTTTACTCAGCACAGCACTGGGCTTCGTTCATCATCAATCCTAAGCAGCTTTCTTATACTGCCATTCTTGGTGGCGGTCTGAGTGCAACAGTTGCTGTTCAGGATGCTACTGATACAGCGATTGCTCCAGTCGATGGCGTAAATGCTACGACGACTTACTATGCTCCACAGAACGAAAAGAATCTTACTCTCGTAGGTAATCTCCGTTGGGATCAGCCTTGGGGTCAGGTTCAGGTTATGGGTGCTGGTCGTCAGGCACAAGTTCTTGACACAACTGGTCTAACATACAATCAGACAAAGAGCGTATGGGCAGCTGGCGGTGGTCTCAAGATCAACACTCCATTCACTGGTAATCAGCAGAACGCTCTGTGGCTTACAGCAGCTTATGCCGACGGTATGACTGAATACACTACAGCATACGGTTCGAACAAGATTGCTAACTGGAAGCGTGATCTCAATGGTTGGCAGATGAATCAGCCTTCGATCATTGCTTACAGCACTGGTATCGAGTCTGTTAAGTCTTGGAACGCTGCTGCTCTGTATCAGCATTGGCTGACTGACAAGTATCGTATCAATGCGTTTGGTTCATACGGTCAGATTCAGGCTCCAGAATCAGCTAAGGCTTTGGTGTTCGACGCTAAGAAGGGCTTCGGTGACGCTACTGTTTGGTCAGTCGGTTCAAACTTCGCTTGGCTTCCTACAAAGGACTTCGAGCTTGGCATTGAAGGTATCTACTCAAACATGAAGCAAGACATCCGTTATACACTCGCTTCTTCAACGAATAAGGTTGAAAGAGAAAGCGATAATAACTGGACGATGCGTCTTCGTGCTGAACGTCGCTTCTAATGGTTAGAGCTGCATACGTTATTGCAGCTCTTTCATTCTTAATGGCTGGATTGTTGCTTTGGATAGCATACGGTCCAGCCATTTTCTTTGCAATGCAAACCCTATATACTATGTGCTTCTAATGCCCGTGTAACCCAATCGGCAGAGGTACGAGACTTAAAATCTTGACAGTGTGGGTTCAAGTCCCACCACGGGTACCAATTTAACAATGATTACATTCAATCCTAACAAGTTTGGTTATTACGAAGTAGACGGCCGCCCAACATACAGTAAGCTAGAAGCTGCTGAATGGGCTAAGTTCAACAAGTCAACTATTCGTTGGGACTTCAATGATGATGTGTTCACCAAGATAGACTGGACTGTTGAACCTCCGAATAGCTTATGGGATCTCTATAAAGCAAGAGCGAGGCAAATCCGTGAAGCATACGATTATGTTGTATTATGGTATTCTGGCGGTAGCGATAGTCATAATATGCTCCTCGCCTGGATTGACGCTGGTCTCAAGATTGATGAGATAGCTACCACGTGGAACTACGAAACGACTGGCGATGCGCTCAATCACTACAACGCAGAAATTACCAATGTCGTCATTCCAGACGTTAAGAAACTACAAGAATCTGGATTAGAGTTCAACTTCCGTATCATTGATATGGCTGAGCCATCGCTCAAGCTATTCGACGTGTGGGGTACGAACTTTGAATATAACATCAACTGTCACTTCAGCCCAAACAATCCAGCTCGTTCTATGCTCCGCGAAACGATTCCTGAGTATAAGAACATGATTGCTGCTGGTAAGAAAGTCTGTTTCGTTTGGGGTAAAGAAAAGCCATATCTTGGTTTCGATCAGATAACAAGAAAACACTATTTCCACTTCTTTGATAACGGCGATAACTGCGTTAGCCCATACGTTCAGCAAAAGTATTATGAAGGATGGTATGATGAGTTCTTTTACTGGACTCCCGACTTTCCATTGATTCCAGTCAAGCAAGCACACGTTATCAAGAACTTCTTAGAACACGCGACTAACGATTCTTTGTTCTGTGATCTAAGTCATAACGGCTACTCAGTCAAGACGGGTAAATATCTGAAGGATCGTATCATTAAGATGATCCTGTATCCCAAGTGGAACAACGATATCTTCAGTAATGGTAAGACGAGCTCGTTCACATACTCTATGCGCGACGACTGGTTTTTCCTAGGCAATATAGATCAGAAGAAACGATTCATTGAGATAACGAATTCCTATTTCAATAGAATCGATCCAACCAACAAAGAACGCATCAGCGTCTCACCTATGTTCAGCAGGAAGTATATGATATGAGTTTCACAGAATCACACACACGTTCCGTAGCAAAAACGCTGACTGTTCGCGTCTGTTTCACGCTCAGTCATATTCTAAACGGATGGATTGTGACTGGCTCGTGGATGACTGGTGTTACTATTGCCAGCTTCGCAGTCTTAATCAATATGCTCCTGTTCTGGGGACACGAGCGCGTCTGGAACTGGGTGCAGTGGAATCGTAAGCCAAAAGATAATATGTTCTTTGTCGATGGGCATCCACGCACAATCAGTAAGTCTGTTACTTGGCGAGCAATCATCACACTCAATAACTTCCTGATCCCATTCATTACGACAGGATCATGGCAAGTCGCGCTTGCGTTTCTAACTGTAGCAACGTTCCTAAACATTGTGGTCTACTACACGCATGAGCGTGTGTGGAACATGATCAAGTGGGGTAAGAATGCTACCGACGAGCAGTAACACATACTGCGTTTCTGCTTGGAGTGATGTTGTTATTGAAACCAACGGAAACTTTAGGGTTTGCTGTTTGGAAGAAGTGAAAGGCGATCAAGATTATTGCGTTGACGATAGTGGTGCTATCATGAACGTGATGACACATTCTATTCGACAGGCTATCAATAGCGTTAATCACAAAAATCTCAGACTAGCACAACTGAATAACGTGCAACATCGTATGTGTAATGTCTGCTGGAAACGTGAAATAACTGACAAGAATGTGCCGTCTATTCGTAAGTTCAGAAACAATAATCGAAACTTCGAAGTCGTCAACGAATGTGACACAGATGGTTTTATATCCGCACTACCTATCAGTCTTGACTTGAGACTTAGCAATCTGTGTAATGCTAAATGTATTGCGTGTGGTCCTAGATACAGCTCGTTGTGGTATGAAGATCATGTTCTGTTGATGGACTACAATGGATTCATGATAGGAACAGACGAATACAGGATCACAAAAGAAAACAACAGATACACTTCTAATCTACCTAAATGGTATGAATCTGAAACGTGGTGGCAGCAGTTTGACGAAGTCGCACCTACTCTGAGACAGATATCATTCACCGGCGGCGAGCCGTTCGTTCAACCAGCACACGAAACGATCATAAATAATCTAATAGAACGTGGATATGCTCAGAACATCCAGCTTCGATACGTTTCTAACTTCCTGGCTATCAATCCAAAGATCTTAGAAAAGTTAGACAAGTTCAAGAAAGTGAATATTGTTGCGAGTGTAGATGATGTTCATGAACGTCATAATTTAATCAGATATCCTAGCAACTTCGAAAGAGTCGTTAAGAATATAGATCTGATGAAAGAACGTTTCAATATACAGCTAGACTTTATCAACACGACTGTTGGGATATATAACATACTATCTCCGATCAGACTGTGGGAGTTCTTTGGTTCTGATAGAATGTATGTTGGTCTCATAAGAAATCCTAGCTGCTATGATATCAAATACAGTCCGAAAGCATTACGCGAATTCGTTTGCGAAGAATATGATAAGTCTGACGTCCCAGATAAGTATAAGAAACAGATCATAGGATATCTTAACAACAACATTCCGCTCGAAATAGAACAGAATTTTCAGATTGAGAAGTTCATCGAGCGTATGGACAAGCTAGATAGTATTAGATCAACAGATTGGAAAAAGACGTTTCCTGAGATAGCTAAGAGGGTAATTGATGTTTACTAAAGAAACATTCTGCACGATGCCTTGGTCATCAATCTTGATTCTTCCTTCAGGAGATTTCAAGATTTGCTGCTTTACAGGGCAAGAACTTCCTAACGGCGGCGACTCGCATGGTATTGCGTTCGCTGAAGATGGAACAACGATGAACGTTCTGACGCATTCTATCAAAGAAGCTATGAACTCAGTTTATCACAAAGAAATCCGCGCTGCACAAGCTAGAGGCGAGCGTCATATCGCATGTAAGGTTTGCTGGGATCGAGACGATGCAGCTACACGTCAGGGAGTAAAGCCCACATCACTGCGCGTCGTTCGCACCTTCGATCAGAACGTCGAAGGAACACAGAAGATCAATCGCGAGTGGGGTCGCGTTGGTGGACAACCGATGGTTGGATCTGCTATCCCAGAGAACGCGACACAGTGGTTGCTTGATCATACTCTTACGACAGATGGTACGATGAAAGACATCATGCCAGTTTCACTCGACATTCGCTTCAGCAATCTGTGTAATGCTAAGTGCATCATGTGCGAGCCGCTCTATTCGACTCTTTGGTACGAAGATTACGAAAGGCTTACAGGTAATCAATTCTTCAACAGCGGCATGAAACGATACAATATCATCAAGACTCCTAAGGTGTCTGGTGGCAATGTGTATTCGTCGGATATGCCAGAATGGCGTGACGATCCACGTTGGTGGAAACAGCTCGACGAGCTCGCACCGCATCTTCAGCACGTCTACATCACAGGCGGCGAGCCATTCTTGCAACCACAGCATGACAAGTTCCTAGATCGTCTGATCGAAGCTGGATATGCTAAGAACATCGTTCTGGAATACGACACAAATCTGAGCGTCATGAATACCAAGATTCTTGATCGCCTGACGAAGTTCAAGGATATCATTTTGCGTATCTCGACCGACGACGTTGGTGCTCGCTACGAACTGATTCGTCATCCGCTCAAGTTCAATAACTTGCTCGACAATATGGCAAAGCTCAAAGACTACGGTCTGGACAAGAAGATCGACACGATCACAACTTGCATCGGTATCTACTCGATGTATGCTCCGATGAGAATGTGGGAAACGTTCGCGCCGTTGGGATACGAGAAGTATTTCATTCGCATCCTCGTTTCGCCTAAAGCTGTGGACATGGCTTACCTTCCTCGCAAGATCAAGGAGAAGGTAATCAACGACTACGACGGTAACAATGCGCTTCCGCATTTCCACAAGACCCACGTCGCTGGTTATCTCAAGAACAACTTCGATCTTGTGGACGACGACAAAGCTCGACTGCATCTCAATTCGTTCGTTCGCTATATGGAAGGGTTAGATCGCATCCGCAAGACGGACTGGAAATCGACATTCCCAGAAGTCGTCGATTTGCTGAAACTAGCCTACTGAGCTGTGTAACTGTCCCTGATACAAAAGTTAACAGAATTTTAACAAAAAAACCGCCGGTTTTCTGGCGGTTTTGCCGTTTTTAGCCCTTGACAATTAACCCCATTCGTGATACAGTTAAAAGATAGGGGGAGCGCCCCCTACCACCCGCCCTAGCTAGGGCTTAACTGTAAAAGGGTTAAAAATGGATTTAACGTCAATTTTCCGTGATTTCCGCGCTCTTGAAACCGTAACAGAAAAGGTTACGTTCCTTAAGTCGCTGGCTACGCTAAACCTGCCTTACGATATTCATTACGAAGCGCTCATTGCCGCTTGGGAACGTATCGAAAATTGATACAAAAAAGTTTGGTAGGGGCCCTTGACAACTGGCCCCTACCGTAGTAGAATGAAAAAGTAGGGTAAATCAAGGAGTTAGCTATATGTCCGCCGAGTTCATCATTTTCGCGCCGTTCCTCTCGCTCGTCGCGCTCATGCTAGTCGCTTTCGGAATCGTTCACTATCTTGACCAACGCCCTTGACAATCGTGATAGCACCAGCTATCATTCAATATGTAACCACTTGGAGACCTGTATATCATGACTATCAAACTCAATCCCACTAAAGCGAATATCGTTGTCGATTTGCTCCGCGCGAACGGCAACTCATTTACCTCTGCTCAGTTGCTCAAGTCTGCTGGCAACGATCGTCGCGCTCGTTCTGCGCTGAGTCATGCTCGCATGGCTGGCATCAAGCTCGAGCCTGTTCGTGACGGCAAGACTGTCACTTCGTATCGCACGACTTCGACTCCCGCTCCTATTGCTGGTGCGACGTCGACTCGCAAAGCATCCAAGGCAGCAACTCCTAAAGCTGCTGCTACGGCGAAAGTGACTAAGGGTTCGCTCGAGTCTGCTGTTCGCAAGATCAATGCTTCGTCAAAGGTCAAGAAACAGCTTGCGACTGCTAAGACTGACGAAGATATCGCTGCGATCAAGGCAAAGAATCTCGCTACGATCAAGGCTGTCGGTGCGAAGCTCAATCAGGATGTTCATCCTGTGACTAAGCTCCCGATCACTTCGGAGCAGAAAGCTGTGCTCGACGAGTTCGCACAGATGGAGCGTGAAGCGGAAGCTGAGCGCGAAGATCGCGAGTTCGCCCGCGCTTCCGTGCGCGAGTATCTCACGAAGGAAGTCTACGCGGAATAATCCGCTTGATTTAAAGTACCACGGGCCCTTGACAATCATGTCTGTCCGTGGTATCATTAAGTCAAGATGATAAGGAAAGCTCGTCATGATTAAATTGTCCAAGGCATCCAAGATGCCAGCTAAGTCGTGGTCACTGCAAGCTCGCAAAACCTGCCCAGGATCTATTGATCCTAATACGAAGCAGCCTGTTGCGGTTTGTGCCGGATGCTATGCTGCCGAGGGTTTCTATCAGATGCCCGACGCGATTAAAGTCCGTGAGCACAATCGCGAGGACTGGAAGCGAGCTGAGTGGGTCGACGATATGGTCGCTGAGTTGAAGCGACAGAAGTTCTTCCGCTGGTTCGACTCGGGTGACGTATATCATCCGGCTCTTGCCTTCAAGATCTTCCTCGTGATGCAGAAAACGCCTCACGTCAAGCATTGGCTTCCTACGAAGTCCTACAAGATTGCACGTATCCGTGC